AGATTATTGAAGATTTAATTAATACATATAAACCAGCATTCTCAACGACAAACGTCAAGCGCGGAATTTATATAAAAAACATGGTATTCGATTATTTGACAGTTCGCGAATGTATGCAAAAGCTCGCGGATGAAGCGGGAATGTATTGGAAAGTCGACTACGATAAAATAATTACTTACATAAATATAAATGATAATTTTTGCACGCAAAGACTATATGAGAATTCAAATAATTTCTTTGAGCTAACGCATACCATCGATAGCACAGAAATATATAATTACGTTATTGTTCGTGGGGGAGAATATAAAATCGACTATCACGACAAAGATGTAAAAGAGTTTGACGGTAATAGATTGACTATACCTCTTGACTATAAACCATATAGCCCAGTAGCAATTGAGGTTGACACGGGCGGAGGATATGTTTCTGCGACAGTGGGAATCGATAATATAGATCAATCAGGATATGATTTTGTTGTGAATCAGTCTGAAAAAATAATAAGAGTACTTGACTATAACGGCGGTTCACCTCCTGCGTCAGGGGTAAAAATCAAAACTAATTATCAAAGAAGCTATGCAATTATTGTTAAGATTGAAGATAAAGCAAGCCAAGAGACTCAAGCGTTGATCGATGGCGGAGATGGCATAAGATTTACTCAGATCACAGACAAAACAATAGTCGATTCCGAAACAGCTTTTAATAAGGCGGCAAATGTTTTAAGAGAGCATAAAGACCCTAACCAACAGGGAAGCTTTTTAACAAAAGAATTTGATTTTTACGCTGGAGAATTGCTTGATATTCAATTGCCATTGCGCGGAGTATCCGGGCAATATAAAATTATGAGAGTAACTAAGACTTCGGAAGGAATGGGCGAGTTTGTCAATACAATTGAATATGCAAATTATGTAAAAACGCTTCCACAATTCTTGATTGATATGTATAATAGAACAAAAGGAACAATCGAAAAAAACGATGAAATAACAGTTGACCTAATAGAATTAGTTGACGCGGAAGGTGCGGACGTTGCAGAAAGCACGACAACACCAACACTACAAGACCCAACAGACCCTTCTTTATTAATAGGGGCTGTTATTCATGGAGAAATAGAATGGTATTAGTAAAAGATTTAATTACCCTACGGGGAAGAATGACCGCAACTATGGTTAATATTTATACTGGCAAACGTAAAGTTTATGTGAAAAATAATCTAATTATGAAAGCTGGACTTAATGCTATAATTAGAAGACTAGTGGATAATCAATATTATAGCAATGAAGGAATGATTACTTATATTGGAGTAGGAGACGGAACTTCAACGCCAGTTAATACTCAAACGACATTAGACAATGAGATTGCGCGCGTCCAACGTAGTTATGGAACAGATTACAATACAACAACAATGAAATGCAGGGCGTTCTTTACGAGCGCAGAGGCTAACTTTACTATAACAGAAGCGGCTTGTTTCGGTGAAGAGGCGACCTCAAGTGTAGATACTGGCACTATGTTTAATCGTGTTAACGGCTTAAGCATAGCAAAGACAAGCGCGTATACGTTAACCATTCAATTTGAATGGGTATTCGATAACGCATAAGGGGGCTATTTATGCCAGACGTAAGGCCTAGACAAAGTAGAGATTTTGTTGACTTCGTTGATCGACCCTTAGCAAGCAATTATAATAATATGAGAAAAGATGTTGTAGATTTGGCGGTAGGACATAATCACGACTTGAGCTGGTCGGCGCACTTAGTGGACGGATGTATAGGTTATAATAATATTAATGCAAATTACGAAAGTGGCACAATAACGCTAACGCCACTTGAAGAATTAATATTGCCTCATGGATTTTGGCATATATTGCAAAAAGAAGTTTATCCTATTGAATTATATTATTATATAAGTAGCGTTTGGGTTAATGCGAATAAGGTTGTAGACACAAACGCTAGTCCTTTTTTTACCGTTTATAGCTCAGGGGATTCAATGCAAGTTATAAAAATTGTTAATCCTTCGACAACTAATAACGCAGAGATATATTATCAAAAATTTTGAGGTCTAAATATGGTAGTCAAAAATGGAGATACTTTTCTTGCTAGTGATTTCAACGACATAAGATCAAAGATTTTTTCGCATACGCATAATGCGAGTAATAGCGCGCCTATTGCTGATAATGTTATTACAATGGAAATGGCGAGAGCGGTTTTATTACACGCGTTTTTAAATGTTAGCTCTCCTACAGGGACAGCAATACCTTTGCAATTGGGAAATATATGTTCTCGAGATACTGACGGAAAAGGATTCGCTGGTATAAGATATTGGGACGGAAGCGTTTGGCAGGTTGAATATCATGATATACACAATTTCGGTTGTTCGGCAGTATTTTCAACAAGTGTAAATTTATTTATTAAATTCGACTCTGGAGGTGGTGGGGCGGTTGCAGTTAATTCAAGACTATACACCCCATAAAGAAAAAGAGGAGATAATATTATATGGTCGATATACAATCTGAAGACGTTATTGTAGGCAATGGAGAAAGAGCGGAGGAACTCAATAATATAGATTCCGACATATCTAATGCGTCAGATGGACATAATCACGATGGAATTACAAGTAGTTTAATTTCTATAGATAGTCTTAATCGTAGTAAGTTCGACTTAACTAGTTATACTACAGCTGGGGGCTATACTGTAATTAATGCGGCTGAAGAATGGATTGCGCCTGAAGGGTTCTTAAATGTTTTAATAAAAAGCAATACAGCCGCCACAAGTATTAATTTTTATGTATATTTAAAAATAAATGGTGTTTGGGTTACTTCTTATGCAGTCTGTAATGGGACAGCTGGATTTTTCGGTTGTATATCCACAGGAGATAACATTAAGATAGTTGCTTCTGATAATAATACTAGAATACTTTGGAATAAGGTTTTATAGGGGGAGTTATGTTAAAATATTTTAAATTTTTTATTGCTAGTATATTAAGTGTATTAGGTATTATATTTTTATTTAATTTTCTTAATATAAATGTACATGCTAGCGTAGATGATAAAGCGTTATGGGGTGTAATACCAGACACGACAACTGAAACAGGTACGGCATATCTTGTTGACAAGCTATATGTTTGTGATGATTCGACCGCGACCGTAAGAATAAAACTAGATGGTGGCGAAGGTCTTATTCGCGGAACGTCAATGTATTTTTCTCCTATTATTGGGGACTCTCCAACCATGATTGATGGAGTACAGATAACAGACTATAATTTAAGACTTTCGACTTCAAGTGATTCAACTAAAGGCCGGTTGTATTTCCCCGATGGTTCATATATGGCGAGCGCTAGTACATCGTCGCCTACTGGTTTGAGTAGTTACGGAGATATAAACATAGAATATGATTCAGATAATAATGGTAGCGGTAGCGCAATATGGAAGTCTGGACCAACGCAAACTATGATTTTAAATAATGATGGGAATTTAGGTATTGGGTGGGCGAATCCAACGGCTAAGTTATATGTATATGGTGGCAATAATATATATAATTATAGCACAACAGGCATTTTTTACCGTGATGTATATTGTCAGGGCGGTACTGGAACGTACGTTCTTAACGAAAGAAAGATCGGGCCTTCGGGCGCTTTCGTTCAATTATTATTGCGTGGAAATGGCGGATACATTATAGACAACCAAAGCACGTTGCCAACAGGTTATATATTACTTCAAACGTCAGGAACAGCTCGTGCTATAATTACTAACGCCGGGAACATGGGAATTGGTTCTATATCTCCAACTGCTAAGTTAGATGTTAATGGCAATATTAAATCTACAGAAATATTTACAAGCACGATTCAGGCTCGCGGGGCGGGTGGCTTATATATTCTAGATGACGCCGGAACAGGAATAAATGGAATGTTTCTAGCGGATGGCGGAAACTTAGGAGTGGGAACAACAGACCCAACAAGCAAGCTTGAAGTAAATGGAGATATAACAGCAGATTCGTATATTATGCCCGATGGGACTGTTATGACATCAACCACAACGCTAACAATATGGGTAAAAGATGGCAGTGATATATCTTATTCGTTAGGGAATGTTGGGATAGCCAATTCAAGCCCCGACGGTCTGTTCGAAATAGGGGAGGGGACGTTTACGGTGTTAGCAAATGGAAATGTTGGAATAGGAACAACACAGCCAGGTGCAACTCTAGAAATAAATGGAGATATTCTTGTACAAGAGACTACACGACATTGTATGGTAGGCCCAGCAGATTTTACACCACTATTGACAACTACAGATTATCCATTTTACACAATTGGGACTACTAACGATTATCTAATATGCACGCCAACTTCGCAAACATATTTTATTGCACCGGCACGTGTACCCGATGGGGCAACTATCACAAATCTTGAGTATAAATGCTATCGAGATGATGCACTAGCTACATTATCAATGTCATTAAAAAGACGTGCTTATGGGGGATTGGCTAGCGCGGACTTATTAGCAAATCTTTCGCCTTCGGGAACATCTGGCGCAGAAACAGTCAGCACAAGCTCAATAAGTTATGATACGGTCGATAATAGCACTTACTTATATTTCATTTTAATTTATTTTGACAATAATGACTCAAGCGGCGATACTAAGTCTGGTAATATTGATGTCACGTATACAATAACATCATTATTGCCATAATAATAAATATTAAAGAAGGACAAGTAAATGGAACTAGACGTAAATGTTATAGTATCAACATTGAATAATATTCAAAAAACGATGAACGATAACCAAAAAGCACAAGCGGAAAAACAAGACGCGATACTTGATATAATTAATGGAGTTAAATTAGACGTCGAAAATGTCAACGGTAAGCTTAATGTAGGGGACAATAAGTTTAAATATATTGAGGATAAGATTAATACTTGCACGACAGAATTTAAAGATCATCTTAAAAATCACGAACACAATAAAGAACACAAGACAAGCATAACAATTGGTATTACAGGGCTTGTTACAGGCGCAATATACTACATAATAAATCTTTTTAATGTGGGAAAATAATATGATATCACGTACGCCCAAAAGCAATATTGAAAACAATAAAGTATTATCAGACGTTGCTACCTTCGATGCACGCAGACCCTGGTCACAAATAATTATCCACCATTCACAGACCCAAGATACCCTGTTGTCTAATTGGGAAGCAATTAGAAATTATCATATAATTAACAAAGGCTGGTCGGATATTGGTTATCATTTCGGTATTGAGAATATTAATTTAGATTATTATTATAAAGTAGGACGCGACCTTAATAATCAAGGGGCGCATTGCGAAAATTATAATAGAACTACAATCGGTATTTGTATAATTGGAAACTTCGATATAGCATTCCCTACATACACACAATACAAACTTACGGCGCTTCTATGCAAGGCACTTATGGCAAAATACAAAATAGACATTAAAGATGTTTTGCCGCATTGGGCATATACGGGAGAGAAAACTTGTCCGGGAGCTAATTTCAATATGTTAACATTGCGACAATATATGAATGAGGTATAAAAATATGGATAAACTAGGTGGTAGAAAATTCGTACTTGCAATATCTGCTTTTATTTTTCTTGTTGGTATATTCGCTACAATGTTGATAAAGAATTGGCTAACTGCCAATTATTGTATGCAGTTTGTTAATTATATTCCTGCTATATTGGGAATATTTGTAGGGGGCAACGCAGTTGAGAATGTTGCAAAAAATCTAATAAAAAAAAGAGGTGAAGAAAATGAGCAAAACAAATGAGCTAGCGGATAAAGTACTGGCCACAACAGACAATAAGCTGAGCGGATTATACAAGCTTAAAGAAGGTACTATTGATTATCTAGCTAATGCAATGGCAGACGCACGAGATATTCTCGGAGAGTTGCCCGATGAAAAAGCGTTCAAAGACTTAATAGCGGAAATTTTAGATCGTACCATAATTAGAAAATACGTTCCATTTTTATATAGAAAAGTTTTTGCTATTTTTGGAATAACAAAAAAAATCGTCTATGCAGTTGATAAGTACGGTCTTGACCGATTATTCGGCGAGTCGTGGTTTGACACAATCAAAAAGCGCGCATGCTTAATAATCGACACAAAAATAAACGCTAATTCTTAGTACCTCTTTTGATTCCTTAGCTCCCGGGGTTTTGCCTTTTTGTCTCCGGGAGCTTTTCGCTTCTATTATATATATATATCAAAAAAAACAACACTTTCGAGCTAAAACTCTTTTAATTCCAACGCTTTTTAAAGTCATAAAAAAACTTCACAAACACACTACAAACACACTTGACAAAACAGCTTTTTCATGCTATATATATAGTGAGGGAAGGAGGTGAGTGAGATGATGAATTATTTTATTGGTAGGGTAAGAGATGGGAAGAGTATACAATTGCTGGCAGATGAGCAGATGGCAAAAGATAATTTTACCACTGTTAAACAGGTTCGCAAGAATAGAAAGACCCGAGATTTTTTAAAAAAACTAAGCGTTAAAAGAGGTGCAAAATGACAATGCCAATTTATAACGAATATGAAAACGACTTTACCCTAGAGACAAAACAAATTATTAAACAGCTAGGAGGCAATCTGTTTATAATGATGACGGGGGCAAAAGACTTCGTTAAAGATAGAGAAGGGAGAAGTCTTACGTTTAAGTTTGGGCGTGGTTTTAGTTTGCCCGTAAATTGTTGTAAAATATCAATAAATAGTGAGGATTTATATGATATGGAATTCTATAAAATAAGGGGGTTAAAAACAGATCTTGTGAAAACTTGCAAAGGGATTTATTGTGACATGCTAGCTGAGATTTTCGAGCAAGAAACGGGTTTAAGATTACTGATAAAATAATGGAGGGAATAAGGTGAGGAAAAGATATAGTGATAAATATTGTGTAGATTGTAATGAATTATTGAAAGATATAAAAGGGCCAAATATTAAGCGTTGTCCCTCTTGTAAGAGAAGCAAAAAGCAAAAAGATAATTTTGCTTATAGAAAAGAAAATCAAAAACGATTACGAGATTATGCGCGCGAGATGTATGCGCGTAAAAAAAGTGAGAGATAATATATGACTATTCAAGACTTATTAGATGTTTTAAATCATGCTAAAGACAAAACAAAAGGAATATATGTAATTGATCTATCCGAGGGAGACACAGAAGATGATGGATTTTCGCGTATATATATTGAAGACGCGGAGATAGATAGAGACGGGGAAGTGGTAGCGGTTTATAACCAGCCATAAAAAAATAAAAAAAAGGAGAAAGGCAAACATGCAAAATAATACATGGTGTACAATTAATGGTATTACGGACGCAGAGCGTATTGAGTGGTCGAGTAAAGATCAATGGCTCGCAATCCGTAAAAACGGGATAGGCGGGTCGGATATACCAGCAATATTAGGCTTAGATGGACGTACTCCCTTGACGGTATATATTAACAAGGTTGACAATAATCTAGTAGACAAGCCTAATAACTATATGAGATGGGGGAATGTTCTTGAGCCTGTGGTGGCGGAAGAATATAGTAAGGATACTGGGATTAAGGCAACTAGAATTAATGCGACTCTGCGAAGCAAAAAAACGCCCTTCGCACAATATAATATGGATAGGCTAATTGTAAACAAGGGCACAGATAACGAGATATTCGAGATTAAGACAACTCGTTATTACACAGGAGACACGCCACTTTCGCATATCGCACAAACAATGTGGGGAATGTACGTAACAGGCTTGCGCAAGGGACGCATAGTTACGCTTGATCTTGTAGCGCGCGAGATGTATGCAGATAATGTTGAATATAATCAGGATACTATTGACTTTATGCTAGCGGAGGCGGCTGAATTTTGGGAATGCGTACAGGCACAGCGAGCGCCTATGCCGGACGGAACAAAAGACTCGACCGAAATCATAAAACAATTATATCCTGCCGCACGTGGGGAGCAATCAATAGCGTTACCAGCGGAAGCCTCAAAGCTTATACATGAATATAAAGAAGCCTCTAAAAACGCTAAGCAATGGAAAGAGATAGAGACAGCGAATAAAAACCAATTGTGTAATATGTTACAAGATAATCCAACTGGCTTAATTGATAATTATGTAGTAAGCTGGGCAAACACGAAGCGTACTAACTTTGACAGCACTAAGCTCAAGGCAGAATATCCGGCTATATACCAATCTTATGCGTCAGAGTCTCAATACAGAAGATTCTCAATCAAAGCAGTAAAAAAGGAGAAAAACTAAAATGAATAAAGACTTAATCACACAAGCGGACAACATGTCTGAGCCGAATGAAGCACGTGATATTGTGCTAAATTCGGAATCACAAAGAGCAATGGCAGAAACACAAGCGGCAATGCTAATGGCAGTAAAAAGGCCCCGAACCGAAACTCAATCACAATTAAATCTGAGGAGAACACTTGAGAGAAAATCATTTTGCGAAAAAGCTATATATGTATTCCCTAGAGCAGGAGAAAAAATAACCGGGCCATCAATTAATCTTGCTCGTGAAATTGCCCGACTATGGGGCAATATAAAATTTGGCTACAAAATAGTATACGATGTAGCAATGGATAGAACAGTTGAAGGTTTTGCTTGGGACTTGGAGACTAACTCTAATATTACTGAGCAAATTTCATTCAAAAAAATCAGAGAGAAAAAAGATTATAAGACGGGGAAGCTAGTAGCGTCAGGCGTAAGCGAGCGCGACCTTAGAGAGATAACCGCAAAACATGGAGCGCTAGCCGTGCGTAATTGTATATTACAGCTTATTCCGCGTGACATTGTAGATGACGCAGTAGATAACGCAGTGGAAAATTTAGCCAAAAACATAGAAAAAGAAGATATAAAAATGGTTAGAGTTAAAACATTGCATACATATGAAGAGATTGGAGTATTTAAGGCCGATCTAGAGACTTATTTAAATCATTCAATCGATACCGCAATCTCTTCGGAGATAGCGGAGCTAAGAAGCATTTACAAGTCAATCAAGGACGGGGTATCACAAATAGAAGAGTATTTTCCACGACAAATTGAAGAGAATCAAAAAGCAAAAAAGATTGATATAAAACAGAAACTAGAGCAAAGCAAGACAACGCCGCCGCCAGCGCCGGTAGGGCTCGGCTTCGAATTCAAGTAAAATATAACTATATAGATATATAGAGGCGGTCTATGCTATGGGAGCAAGCCGTAGCATAGATATTTTTTATTAGAGGAGATGATAAAAATAACTTTACTTGTTTTGGTTTTTAGAATATAATTATAAGGTCTTCGCTGGACACTAATTAGACAATTAATGATTACTACATAATATTATTACATTTATTACGCGTATTGGGTGCCGGTTTTCCGGTCTTCCTTGCTACCTTAGCATAGTGTCCAGCCTGATACGCGCTTTTATTGTGGGGTTTTAGGTATGGAAGGATGGATTAAACTACATAGGAAATTCGCAAATTGGGAATGGTATAATGATAGTAATATGGTGCATTTGTTTTTGTATTGCCTGTTAAAAGCAAACCATAAGCCTAAGAAATGGAAGGGTATAATCATTAGTAGAGGTCAATATATAACAGGCCTTACTAAAATGAAAAAAGAAACAGGGATTTCGATACAATCACTACGTACTTGCATAAACAGGCTAAAATCAACACACGAAATAACAATCAAATCAACAAGCAAATATTCCGTAATAACTGTTGTAAACTATGATGATTATCAGGTAATGCAAGACTCAACTAACAGAGTAACTAACAGAGTAACTAACAAACAACTAACAAACAACCAACAAACAACTAACAAACAACTAACAACAACTAAGAATGATAAGAATGAAAAGAATGAAAAAAATGAAAATAAGATCGTTAAAAAGGAGCAAAACGACTTTAAAAAAGATGAAGCAGAAAAGCTTCTTAAAGATATATTGGACATAACAGGAGATACTACAAGCTCAGTATTTTTTATTCAGGCAATCGAAAAAGTAGGAATAGACAAGGTGAGTGGGACACTATACGACTTCAAGCAAATACTTAAAGATCAACGCATTAAAAATAAAGGTGCTTATTTTACAACAATGCTAATTGAGTCCGGGTATATTAAGCAATCTAAAAAAATCGTTGAAAAATAAAGAACAATTTTTGCAAAACGATTGTTGAAATTATTTAAAGCCTTAAAATTGCGTTTTAAAGCGTTTTATTGCAACTGGCAAGCAAGGCTATTAATGACAGTGTTTTATTGCAGTGAGTGCGCAAATTTAAAGCCTGAGCTTAAACAAAAGAGAGGTAAGCAATGCGAATATTTGACAAGTTGATAATTATGTTTTCTGATTTCATGGTTTTTTTAGTGTTAAATATAATAAAAATAAAAAAAAGGAGGCAAAAAAGGTATGACTAACGTAGGATTAGTGACGCTTAACGCGTCAGATTTTGAGCTACAAGAAAACAAAGCGGAGGAAATTAGGGCAATGTTTCAACCAATGCTAGACAAAATGGTTGAACTTGAAAAAGAATATCATACAATCGATACTCTCAAAATGTCAGAAGAAACGTGTCAAAAAGCGAAAGAACTAAGATTGCAATACGTGAAAGTAAGAACTGGTACCGCAGAAATACACAAGAAAATGAAAGCATTTTACTTAAATGGGGGTCGATTTGTTGACGCTTGGAAAAATGTTCAAATAAAAGCGTCGGCAGATATTGAGGATAAATTAAAAGATATTGAGAATTTCTATGTTAATCTTGAAGCACAGAAAATAGCTAAGATCGTAGAAGTGCGAACAAAAGAACTACAAAAATATGATGTGTTTGTTATGCCACAAGGTTTAGGGACAATGGCAAACGAAGTTTATGCTAACTTTTTGGCAGGGGCAAAAGTAACTTTTGAAAACAAAATTCAAGCAGAGAAAAAGGCGGCAGAAGAGGCAAAGCAAAGAGAAGAGGCAGAACAAAAAGAAAAAGAAAGATTAAAAAAAGAAAATGCACAATTGAAAAAAGAGCAAGAAGAGCAAAGACATAGAGAAGAACAAACAAGAAAAGAAAATGAAAAACTAAGAAGAGAAGCGGCAGAAGCAGAACAAAGAAAAAATAAAAAAGAAGAAGAAGCTATTCATGAAGATTTTGAAGCAGAACAAAAAAACCAAAAAACTCAAGATATGAAGAATAGTCCATTGACTGGGTATTTGTTTCAGGAAGAACGAAGACTAAGAATGTTAAAATTTATCAAAGATAATTATCCTGATATTTACGCGGAGGCGTATAATTACGCTAAAAACAAAATGATGTAGGAGTTTTTAGAATGCAAAAAAAATATTGTGAAAAATGTAAATGGTATGGGCTTTGTGGTAAATACATAAAAACCTACTGCGAAAATAAGAAAGTCGAGTCATACTCGCAAAAAAATAAATGTAAATATAGGAGCAAAAATAATGCAAATTACTTGTGATGTTGAATTAAGCAAATCCCTAAACTTTGTTGAGAACAATAGAGTTTATATTCAAGGTTCATTCGACGAGTCAATATCTAAGCATGTTATCCCTTATTTATTGAAAATAATTACAAACAGAGAGCAAACGATAATATATATTTATATATCCTCCGATGGCGGGTGTGTCTATTTTTTAAAAGAATTGTTGGCTTTATTCGAATTGGCTAAGTCAAAAGGGATGAGAATCGAAACTTATGTATTGGCAAGAGCGTATAGTTGCGGAAGCATACTTGCCTCCGCAGGAAGTAAGGGTTTTAGATTTATTTCCAGCAATGCAGAACATCTGTGTCACTTGGGGGCGTCTTCAACAGGATACGTGTTTAATGATAAAGAACTAGAGAGAAGTACAGAGAGAGCAAAATCTCATTTTGATTTTGTCCGGAGTGTGTATAAAAAATATGCCAACATCGAAAATTTAGAGGACGCAATAAAAAATGACAATTATTTCATTAGGGGCAAAGATATTATAAAAAATGGGCTGGCAGATGAAATTATAGACGAATAAATAAGGAGGTACTAATTTTGATATGTCCTTGCATATTGGGGACGCGGATATTGAGATGTGTAAGGCAATAATTAAGTACGCAAAAACACGCTACAAACAAACTTAACAAAAAAGCTTTACAAAGCAACTTTATTATGCTTTACTTATAGGGGGCCAGCGAAGGATACAATTATATTAATATTGGTAAGCATCGCCAATATAGGCTGGCCCTTTAAATAATAGGCAAAGCCTAAAAACAAAAAGGGGGTTTAAGTTTATGCGAAAAAAGGCACTAAGTAATAAGGCATTAAGTAATTGGGTTGAATGGGGTTGGAATGAATCAGAAAAAGAAGACAGTGAATTACCGAACACAATCGAAGAGGCAATTTGGTCATTAATGAGAGTGGGACAAACTAGTGGTGATATGGAAGAAACTATTATATTACCTAATGGGCTTCGAAAAACATTTCATGGGAAATGGCAACGCAAGGAGCAAAACAAAAAAAATAGTATGGTTATTTTTTTAGGGAGCTCTAACGCAATATTTTGGCAGATAGATATTAATAATTTTGATCAGATAAAAGAAATGATACAAGAGGTGGAAGCTTTAGGGGTAACTAAAGATGTTATAAATAGCCTCTTTACTTTTATTAAGAATCAAAAATAAGGGGTTACTCATGAAAACTAAAAAGGCAAGTTTGTTAATTAGTATTATTATTTTTATATTAGTAAGTAATTGTTCTGCTAGTTGGCTAAGTCGATATTATGCGAAACAAAAAGAAAGACGCAGAAAAGAAAGAGAATACACAGAAGAGCAAAAAGCTAAAAATCGCAACGAGTATTTTAGAAGACTACACAAAGAAAGAAGAAAAGGGGAAAACTCAATAACGCCTATCACTTCAACAACTACTGTTCGCATTCGCAAGTTTGAGAGAAAGAGGGAATTAAATGCTAGATCCAGAAGCAACACGCATTAAAAAAACACATAATAAGATATGTAGCACAAGCATATTGCAATCTATGGGAATTAATATTGAGATCAAAAATAACGGAATACACATAATTGTAGATAATAAGATAGACTTCTGGCCGACAACAGGCAAGTACATCGTAAGAAAGAACCAAAAGAAAGGTAGAGGAGTTTTTAATATGATAAAGGAGTTAAAGAGGACTGCATGAAAAAACTATTAATATATATACTACTAATATCACAGCTTCAAGCTCTACAATGTCCGTCTCTTATGTCCCCAGCGAACGCTAAGAAGCTTGAATATTATGTGAAGCTATATCAGGCAGAAGAAGTAGTACAGATGGAAGTCGGAAGAGACTTTAAAGAACGCTTTTATTGGCATTATCAACGCAATAAGCTTAATCGGTTCCAGACTCCGTCGAGGAATAACATGATAGGTGATCGTCCGTTTGAGTTTTCAGAGATTAATGATTTCGCTTTCACTGAATATCCTGAGATTGAACAATCATTAACACTAACAAATCTAATGATTGTGCATGCACAACGCTATTATGATATGCGTGGAATATCAGGTATTATACAGAAGCTCATTGATGTTTCTATTTGGGATTATGTATATCAGAAGATCGACGGGGAAGACTATAATTACTTTACATAT